TTCCACCAGAAACATTTAATGTCTTACCCGCACCAACAGTAATATCTGAAGTTGCAATGGTTGCACCATCAATTGTGCCTCCATTAATATCTGTGGTTGTAAGAACAGAACTGGCTAGGGTTACTACACCAGAAGTATTAGCAATAGAACCAGCAGAGGTTCCGTCCTTAGCTTTTAAATTAGTTACTTCTAAATTTGTTGTGTCAACCGTAGTTGCATTGACATTTGTAATATTACCTGTAGTTGCTGTAGCTGTGGTGAAAGAACCAGCAGCTGCTGTTGTGCCGCCAATCGTGGTGTTGTCAATAGTACCAGCATTGATGTCGGCGCTGTCAGCCACCAAAGAATCAATGTTAGCTGTGCCATCAATGTATAGATCTTTAAATTCTTTTAGACTACTACCAAGATCTAAAGTATTATCTGTCTTTGGTAGAACAGAAGTAGTACTAACTACAACATCTTGAGCCGGTCCAACCTTTGTAATGGGAGCGCCTTCAGCGGCTGTTCCATCATGGGTGTGACCAGTAGACGCATGAAATGCTCCTTCGATAGCATCGTATTCGCCATCAAAGTCAGCGGCGTTAATTACGTTGCCATCAGCAATGTTGTTAGAGGTATCGTTTCTTGTATAACCTGCCACGTTATTATCCTTCCTTAGCGCCTATCATGAATAGAATATTCTATAGTTGCAGCGTCTAAACTGAAAGGCGGTGAAGCACTATCACTTACAAACTGCAAAGAAGCAGAAAAACCACTACCTATCATCTGTGTTTCAAATATTTTTTTAAGTTTATCACCATAGATAGAGTCACCATATACAGCTAATGCTGTACCATAAAAACTAACATCTTCAGTATCATTATTTAAAGATATGGTGTTAGGTTGAATTGTAGCTGCATCGTCAAAGTCTAACTTTAAGTTTACGTCTGTCACTACTGATCCTTCTGGATCTGTGTATAGTTGTAGTTTGTAAAATGTCTTTCTAATTCTTGGGTCGTTGAAAGGTACAAAGGGAGTTGAAAAGGTAGCTAATACATTAGAACCACCAAAGTTATTACCACTTTCCATTTTGTACACATACCCATCATTATGGGCGAACAAAACAGTTTCTATATTATTATAGTAATCACTGTCCGCAACAAACGCTTTTATACCAATAAGTTCTGCCCAAGCAATACCAGCAGTATCTGCTCCAATAAGTTGAGTACCTAAGATACCCAAAGAGTTATCAACAGTTGAGTCAGCTTCATACGCAAAAATTCTATACTGACTTTTCTTTCTTATAACCAAACTACAAAAACTATCAGCAGCAGAGATTAAATCAGTCATCTCTCTTTGAATTGGCTTTGATACAACTGCTAAGTTAAAGTCACCAATTCTATCCGTAGCACTCAACAATCTTAAACCATCTGGTCCTAAGAAAATTAAGTCACCACCGATCTCCTGAATCGTATTAACAGATACACATCCAATGTTGGTTGTTATAGGTTGAAGAACAAAGTCAGCCAACGTATTACCAACAAGCCTACTAATATTTTGTTCTGTAAATATGATTAGCTGTTCTCTAAATACTTTTAAACCAGTAATCTCACCGCCGACACTCATTACACCACTACCATTTGCCACATTAAAATCTGTGTCTGTGTATGGCGCAGTAAATATTAACTTGTCACCTTTAGCAAAGAATAACTGATTCTTAAACCATACAACGTCAGTAGCAGCTTCTATGTCTGTAGTATCAGTTATAACATAAAAAGTCGTTCCGTCATAGATAAAAGGATAAGTATTATTGTTTATTCCTACAATTTTTTCTGTCGAACCAATCCGATACTTCTCAAACTTATTTTTACCTGTGACATCACAGTTAGTGCTTAAGAAAGTAATTGCAGCATTATCTGCTGGACTACTTGCTAAATTAGGACTTATAGACAATGTAGCAGCACCAGACGTTACAGATACTGCGGAAGTAATTGTATACACCTTCTCAATACCAGCAACATAAAATGTGTCACCAACTCTTGGTGTACCAGTTAAACCATCAACAGCTAATGATCCACCTGTCTGACTTCCACCATTTACTAAAACAGTGCCATAAGATGGTGTGCTTATTTTAGTAAACCCAGAACCAGTACTTTCATATAATTCATTATTTCTACAAGCAATGGTTGTACCGTTCCATGTAGAAACACCAGTAATAACATCGCTGGTGTTTGTAAATGTAACCGCAGCTTTATCTGCTGGACTGCTAGCTAATGAAGAAGTTAAAGTTAATGTTGCTACTTTTGTAGCACTATCCCAAGTAAAACCACCAGTAGTGACAGTATATGTCCCAGTCACCCCTGCTATTGTAAAGGAATCACCAGAAGCCGGTGTACTCCTCATGTTAGCTAAAACAAGAGTTGTTCCACTTTGACCACTACCCTGAACCTTTACATCAGAATGCAAAGGGACAGTATTGGTGTCATATTTCTCAAACCCTTGCACTCTTCTGTATCCACCCTCAATAGATGGCTCAAAGTTTTTCAGGACTCGGGCAGAACCCGGAGCTTTAATACCTTGCTGTAGAGGAGACAGATTAGATACTAAGCCACCCTGAAATTCAAAAGCGTAGGTCTGCCAAGCGTCAGCCATTATAGAACTCTTGCTCCAGAAATATTGCTACCAGCAGGTTGAATAAAGGTAGATCTAATGTAGTTATACCTATTAATGAGAATAGTTCTCATTCTTTTCAAACCTTCATCAAACTTCTGTTTTGCAATTACAGCACTCTGTTCGTTACCTCTAAACATGTAGGCGTGATACATAGCACCATCTACCACAACATGTTTAAATCTTTCTGGTACAGCAGGAACATCACTAGAAGTATCAAGGTCAACAGGTATTCTATAATATTCATAAATTAATGTATAAGCTTGATCTGGTGAAGGTACAAGAATAAATTCACTAGAAGGAGCCTGAACAATAAATTTAGGGACACCACGCTTACTTGTATCTGTTGTGTATTCTTGTCCTACATGATTACTCAGGTATTCTTCATATGTCATTGAAGACAAAGATTCTGTACTATTGCCTAGAGCAGCGTCTTCTTTAATTCTGAAGCTGTCAAAGTCAATTGTTGAAGAATCAGCAGGAAAAGAATATCTTGACATTCCAGCTGTCAAAGTTTCTTCTTCAGTGACATGATTAAATCCCCACTCAAAGTGAGCTTGATTTATATCCCTCAAAGAAGCGTTAACAGCATCCTTAACACTAGCATAAAAACCAGCAGCCGTAGCAAAGTTTAAGGTTGTTAGTTCAACCTCATTAAATTTTCTATTGACTGTATTTACTAGACCAAGAAAGTCGTAAGCCATTACTTCTCCTTGACTCTTAGTTTTATACTTCTTTCTGCTGTGCTACCAGAGCTATCAGTCATCTTACAAAAGAAAGTATACTCTTCATGATTTGTTCCCCCACCAATATTTAGTGTGGCAACAGTACTCGTATTTGTTTGTGACACATTTTGAATAGTGTCAGATGTAGCGCCGCTTGAAGCAGTAGCTAATGTTTGACCAGAAGCTAACAGAGTTTTTGTGGTATAAGAAGTGCTCTTTACATACCACTCAACAGAGCTAATGGTAGCCAAGCTATTTAGAAATCTAGCCCAATCAACACTATAATCTAGTTGTTCGTCAGGATCTTTATTAACCCATCTAAGACTCATATTATTTCCTAAGTAGCATAAACAGTTCGTTGAGCATTGTCAGCCTTGTCTACATAGACTGTTCTGTTTTCAAACGGAATGATCACTCTTCTCTCAGCACTTGTACTCATCAGATAACTCTTGCTATGTATGCAGTTCTTTCTCTACTATAGTTTTCTTTTACTGCTTCAAAGTCAAAAACAACAGCAGTTGTTCCTATTGTTCCTGTATTAATCGTTGCCTCAATAGAAGTTAACGGGAATGCAATATTTGATCTGATTGAACCAACAGAAGAAGAAACTAAAACACCTTGTAATATTTTTTCAGAGACATCTATCTCTAAAGTATTAAAAGATACTTCTTTTACATATCCTGTTAGACCAGCACTAACTATCTTTGTAGATAGATTTACTATAGCTGTTCCTACAGAACCTGTAGAACTTACACTATTTACCTTTTCTTTTATCTGAATAGTTAAACTATTCGTAACAACACTAGCTGCAACACTATCTAATTTTTCAGTTATATCTATCTCAAAACCAGATATAGATACTTCTTTTATTGAGCCTGTTGCAGATACACCAGAAGAAACAACACTTGCTTTCCCTGTGCTAACAACTGTACCAATTGATCCAGTTGAACTAACACTATCTAGCTTCTCTACAACGTCTATCTCAAACTGACCAAAACTAACTCCATTTAGTAAGCCAAAAGCATCGACGCCAGTTAAAGAAACAGTGTCTGAGAAGTGTGGAATTAAAGTGCCAGCAGAAGCTGTTAATCCAACACTTGTTATCCCAGCAGTAGTGTGTAGTGTTAAAGAACCTGCATAAGCAGTTGCAGAGACTGCATCTACTTTTTCATCTACATTAACTGTAACAGTTCCGACAGAACTTGTTGCAGATACACCTGATATAGATATTCTGTTTACTGAGTAAACATCTGGTGTACCTATAGTTATTGTAGAAGAAACTCCAGCTATCTTCTCAATAACATTAACAGATACAGCAGAGACAGAGCCAGTAGCCGAAACACTATTCAGTGCTTCTGATACATCAATCTCAAAACCATTTATTGCTACCGCTGTAACAGCACCTGTAGCAGAAACACCTGAGATTTTCTCTTTTACATTTACTGAAACAGAATTAACTGAACCAGTTGCTGTAGCTTGGTCTGGGTCTGAAATAATGACCTGACCATATAAGGCTGTACCATAAACGCCCGAGCCATATACAGCGGCATTAATAGTAGCAGCCAAAGATTAACTCCTAAGCAATACGAACAATTGCGTTTGAAGCGTCAGCAGCAGGAAACTCAATAGTTAGATCACCAGCAGTAGCACTTACAGTTCCACCAAAGTCAATAACACAAATAGCTTTATTACCTTGTGATGCATTATAAATAATACATCCATCAGTAGACACTGTTACATTGCTAAATACTTCATCAGTAAAGTCAAGGATAGCTGTAGAACTATCAAGGCTGATAGTAGCACCATCCAATACTTGACCGCCAGCACTATAGCCTGTTCCAGAAGCCTCATCAGAGTTGCCTGTTACATTGGAATAGTTTGTAGTGGAAGCATTATATGTACCAGTAGGGGTGGCTTTGATAAGAGCAAGCTTAATTGAGTCTGTGTCCAAATCATGCACACCGCCTAAAAGCTCTTGTTTAAAGCTGTTGCACATTGCAGTTGTAATAGCCATATTATTTTTCCAATAATAGTAAAAGGAGCAGCCACGCTAACGCGACTGCCCCTAGATCAATTAAGCCAATTGATCGCGGTCAACTTCATTGGCTTCGGTAGTACCGATTTCGCCAACGCTCATCAGCAAAGCCCATACACGGATCTTACCAGAGGTAGAAACGGTAGTGGCAGCTTGCACCAAAACGTCAACGGTGTCAGCAGTACCGAGCACCACAGGCTGGAAAGCAGCGGCATTTTGAGCATAGTCGCCAGCGGTTGCGCTGTCAAAAGCAAAGCCATCAACAAACACATCAGCGTCCACACCCGTCACACCCAAGTCCAGAACCGTGCCAGTGCCACCAGCGGGGGTAGCCATGACTTCGATACCAGCGTTGAGCACAACAGTGCCAGCAC